GGTTGTCCGGCACGTCGCCGTTGCTGGCGTCGCCGTAGGCCGTCAGAGCGCCCAGCAGGGCGGAAAGATAGTATTTCTTGTCACCCACGGCGCCCATGGGCCACAGCGCGACGGCGTGGGGCGAGCTGACGCCCAGCGTGGTCTTTGCCGCCGGAACGCCCGTATAGACCACCGCGCCGGTGCTATCCGCGGCAATGTCAATGTAGGTGTTCGCGCTGAAATTGCCGTTGATGTTCTCCGTCTTGGCCTGCAGAGCCGCGGCCACCACAGCGTTGTGGCTCCAGCCGGGGGCGAGGAGCAGCCCCGGCACCATGCCCAGTGTCGGGTAAATGCGGCGCACCAGCTCAATGCCCGTTTCCGCGCCCGTGGCGGCGTCCACACCGCCCACCACGTCCGCCGCGGTCACGCCGGAGGGTTTCAGGCTCTTGCTGGTGATTTTCAGCGTGGTTGCGGCCTTTGCCGACGCGGAGATCAGCGTGATGGTCACGCCGCCGTCGTCGTTGTGCGCGGCCTCATAGTCGGTTCCCGCCTCCAGCGCAGCGCTGCCGTTCTTCACGGTCATGGTGTCCAGCAGCACATAGGGCTTGTCGTACACCGCCGCCGCGTCCGAAACATTCACGCTCTCCTCCGCGTTCTGCGTGACGTGCGCGGCCTTGTTGGGATCCAGCACATTCACAAGGATAATGGGCGCGACATTGAACACCTGAAAGCACGCGCTGATACTCTGACAAAGCGTGAAATTCTCGAAATCGTCCGAATAGCCCACGGCCTCCGCCGCCTCCTTGAAGCTGTAAACCAGCTTCGGGGTGTTGACCGCCGCCGCGGGGTTCTTCGTCAGGTGGATCGGCGCCGTGCCGAAAATGACCTGCAAGCCTGCGCTGCCCTGAATGGGCGCGGTCAGGCTCGTTGCTTTTTCGGTGTTATATACACCGTGTCTGTATGCCATGTTGTTCTACCTCCTTAGTGGTTTTTCTGTACGATACGGTACAGCTCGTAAATATGGCCGCTCTCCGCGCGGAGGCTTTTCATGGCCTCCGGCAGCTGCTCCAGCGGCAGCACCAGCTCCGCCAGCACGGGCCGCTGCTCCGCCGCGCGTTTGAGCGCGTCCGGCAGCCCGCCGGTGTAAACGGTGTACTGCTTGGCGACGCCCGGAATGGACGGGCCGCAGTAGACCACGGGGCCGCTCTTGGCAGTCTTTTGGTTCTTTGCCATCAGGTTTCCGGCACCTCCTTAAAAATCGCCGGTGCGTAGACTTTCAGGCCCACAGCGGCGAAATAGTACGGGTGCGTGTCCTCCTCCTGTGTGGCCCAGCGGATCGGATATTGCACCTCGTAGCGCTTGGCAATAATGCCGTTCGCGGCATAGTGCCGCACGATCTCGTTGACGATGTGGAGCGTGTCGCGGTAGCCCTGCCGGTCGGTGTCTCTGTCGCATACGCACACGATCAGCGCCAGCTCGACGGTCTGCCGGTCGTCCTCCTGCGGCAGCTCACCCTCGGAGAGCCGCACAATGATATACGGCTCCGGCAGGTCGTCCGCGTTTTCCGTTTCGTCGCGTCCCGCTCGCACGGGGAGATCCTGTGTCACAACGCGCACCGCCTGCGCCGCGCCCAGCGAATTGGTCAGCGTATAGTGCGCGAACAGTCCCCGCAGGTCGTCCGCGATTGCGTCCTGCAAAAATTCTTGTGTCACATGGTTCCGCCTCCTTGACTTGTCACTATTTGTAACTTATAATCACTTATGTGGTAATAATCAGCAAAATGTGGTAAACATCAGCGGAATGGAGGGCAAAATGGGAAAGCAGAAAGACAGCCGCACCCTTGGGCGTGTTTTGATCGTCCTCGGTATTTTTACATTACCGCTCGGAATAATCTTGATTATTCTCGGCGTCCGTAAATTGAAAGCCGATCCAGACGGGGAAAAGGCTTTACCGCCTGCCGCGCCTGCCGAACACGCCGCCGCGCCCGTAGATGCACCGCCCCCACCGTCGCACCGTGCCGCTACGCCCGTTACTGTCGTTCCTGATCTTGATGGTTCCACATTCGGGACATGGGATATTTCCGTACACGGAGCAGACGGGCAGGATCTCCGCTTTGATCGTGCGTTGTTCCAGCAAATGACTATCCAGAGTTATGATCCCGCCGCCGGTGTTGCTGAAATTCTCGGCACTCATGGGGAGGTCTACACAGTAACGCTTGATAGTTGCACCTGCGAGGACTTCCAGCGCCGCGGCTTGCCTTGTAAACACATTTACAAGCTGGCGCTTTCTCGCGGGTACTCTGCCGACGCCTTTTTCAGCGCGCGCCACGATGTTGTGTGGTATGCCGACGGTTGCAGGGTGTACCATAAGGACGCAAATTGCCGCGGCCTGCGTAACCGCTATTCCCGCCGCTCAACCGTGGCAATGGCGGAGTATCAGGGTTTGCGCCCTTGCAAATCTTGCTGTGATCGTTAATCGCGTAGCGGTGGCTTATGCCGCCGCTTTTTTCATGCCTGCGCGCCGGTCAGCCGCTCGATCTGCCGGTCGATCTGCTTCACCAATTCCTCATACGCCAAAGCCTCCGCCCGTTCCCGCACTTCCTCGTTTCCCATCATGTGGGGAACAGCAGGGGAAAGCAGTTTTTTCACCGGCAGGCGCGCAGCGCCGCGGCGCTGCACAATGGCGGTGTGTCCGCTCTGAAATCGGGTGACAAAGGCTTTTAGTGTTCCGCTGACGGTCGAAACCTCCAGCGGTTTCATGGAGGCGGAATTGAGGATTTTTGCCGCCGCCGCACCCGTGGCGGTGTTCGGCTGCGTCATAAAGTCCATAATGTCCCGCATGGGGCCTTTGGCCAGCACGGTGGCCGCAAGCGTGGAGGTGTTCGCGGAAAGCACCTTGCTTTCCTTGGTAAAGGCGTTTTTCTGCTCCAGCGTGTACCGTTTTCCGGCGTCCTTTGCGAGCTGCCGCCGCACCTTGCGGGCGGTGGTGTTCAAGGCCCGTTTCAGCACGTCCGGCGCTTTGAGCTGTTCCGGCAGCGTGTCGAGCCGCCGCATGATCTTTTCCAGCTCCGCGTCGGTATCGATCACCAGCACGTCATGCTCTGTCATGTTCGGTTCGCCTCCAGCTCAATGGCCAGCACTCCGGCCTCCTCGGTGCAGGATTTCACGCGGTACGGCTTCGCGCCCAGCGTCAGCATGGCGCCCTCCGCCGGTCGCCCGCCGAAATCCGCCTTTGCCACATAGAGCAGCCTCCGGCTCTTATAAAGGCCGTCGGTGTGGGTGTTCAGCCGCGCCTTGTCGCGCTCCAGCAGCTCGTTATCGTCGATCACGACGGGCATCTGCTGGCCGTTGACCGCCCGCACCTCCGCGAACTCCAGCACATTCAGAAACGTGCCGGAAATGTCCGCGGCGATCTGTTCCTTGAAAGTAGGGACGCCCATTACTGGGCGCCCCCGTTCTGCTGTGCGGGGGCTTCGACCTCGGCGCGCGTCAGCAGGTCGATCATGACCGCCTTTGTCGCGCCGCGGGGCAGCTTCACACCCATGTCCTCGGCCAGCTGTACCAGCTTGTCCTTGTTCATGTCCTCCAGCTGCTTGCGGTCGAGGTTGCCGGTCACGGTCTGCGCGGCTTCGCTGTCACCGTCGCCGGTGTCGCCTCCGCCGCTCTGTGCGCCGTTCTCGCTGCCGTCGCCGTCCGGCGTGGTGTTATCCCCGCCGCCGTCATTCGGCGCGTCCTGCGCCCCGTCAGCGTCCGGCGCAGGGGTTTCCTTGCCCGCGCTGCCGGAAAGCAGCTTTTCCAGCTCCGCCTCGGTGTCGATCACCGCGGCGCTGCCTGCGCGCAGCCATGCCTCCGTCATTTTCCTGTCGTGTGCAGGCAGGGCGTCGCCTGCCTCGTACATACGCCCGCCGTAGAGGATCGGGCGCTTTGCGGTCAGCTTCTTCATGGTGTCCTCCCGTATCAGCCCAGCAGCTTCACCAGCACGGTGGTGTCCGCGCTCGCCGCGGCTGCCGCCGCGTAGCCCGCCGGAATGTTGTCCACCTTGCTGGGACTTTCCCCGGTGGAGGCCACGGTGGTGATCTTCTTGGCGGTAGCGTCATAGTAGAGCGCCGCGCCCATCGTCACCGCGCCGGTGGCCTTTTCCATTTCAAACACGCCGACGACGTGCAGGGGGCCGGTCGCGCCCGCGGCGATATTGTCACCGGCCACGCCGATCCGCGTCCCCAAACTGACCACCTCGCCGTTGCTCACGGCGGCGCTGGCCTTATAGTCCAGCACCTCGCCTTTCTGCCAAAACTTTGCGTTCATGTTCTGTTACCTCCTTAAAGCGTTACGCCGGGGTTCTTGGCAATGCCGCGGAAGTCAACCGCAGTAATGCCCCAGTCAAGGAAAATATCCCACACAAAGCCCAGCTGTCCGGGAGTTTCCATGCGGCGAATGGTGGGGGTTTCCTGTCCGTTCAGATAGTCCACCTGAATGGACTTTGCATAGCTCTTGTCGCCCACAATGAACCACGGAACGGCGTTGCCCGCACCGGCCAGCGCGTTCAGCGCGCCCTCCTCAATGACGGTCAGCTGGTTCCTGTACTGGTACAGAGCGTTTGCCGTGTGGCTGCCGATCCCCGTCACGTCGATCATGGCGGTTTCGAGGATCTGCGACATCTTAAAGCCGTAGCCCACGGGAACGATCACATACTTGGGCTTTACCATGATGCTGTCACCAAACGGATCTTTCTGCTGGAGGAGCTTCATCATAAGGGCCTGCATCGTGTCGATGGACGGGGCCGCGCCGCTGGCGATCAGGTTATTGTGCGCCGTATCGAACAGGGAAACGCCGTCGAAAATCGCGGGGTTTTCGATCAGGATCTTGTACACCTGCTTGTT